AGAAAGAATAGATTAATTATTGGGAGGAAAGCTGAGTTAGAAAGAAAACATATAGCCAGTTATATCAGCAGTCCAGACGAATAATGTACAACGCTGGAAGGGCAATACGGGTTAGGTTCTGCAAGACAAAGAAACATAAGGGATAGAACGAAATCTATAATGGGAAGATATGCTGAGAAAATAGATAGCTATTTCTCAAAAAGAGGAGTTGATGTCTATGGAAACAAGCCAATTTCTCGCCGTGTATATATGGGTAACAATAACGGTTAAAATTATGATTGGCGATTTTATACTTTGGATAAGGAATGTTCTAAAGCAAAACCTGTTTTGTGTTCATCATTATGTTTGGAAAGGTAGTGTGATGTTCTCTGAGTTCAGGTATGAACAATGTGAGAAATGTGGAAAATTAAAGAAGTAATATGAGCAATAGTGAATCTCAAAATAGAAAAGGTAAAGGAGGAAGAAAGCCAAAGTTTGATTATACAAGCGAGGACTTTCTTTCTCTCGTGGAATCGTATGCCAAAAAGGGATTCACTGATAAGGAAATTGCCTATGCCATTGGGATTTTACCACAAACTTTCTGCGAAAAGAAAAGTGAGTACACCGAAATATCCGAAGTCTTAGCGCGTGGGCGCGCGACAATCAATGCCACTGTAAGGGCTAAATTCCTTGCAATGGCTCTCGGTGGCATAAAAACCAAAAGCACCGTGGTAAGAAAGCTCCGTGATTCAGAAGGGAATTTGACGGGCGAAGATGAATTACAAGTTAGCGAAAGCGAGTTGGCACCAAACTTGCAAGCAATGTCTGTTTGGTTGTATCACCATGATGAGGATTGGAGAAAGGTTGAACGCAAGCAGGATGAAGACGCTGATATTCCAACAGACATAGAGCATGGCATCAACATTGATTCATGGATTAAAGACAAGTTGAAATGATAGTACCTCAAGAAATTTACCATCCATTATATGAGGATAAGGAAAAATTTATAATTCTTATCACCGGTGGGCGTGGTAGCGGTAAGTCTTTCAATGCTTCTACATTCATAGAACGTCTTACTTTTGAAATGACTCCTGTAGAGAAGATAGTTCATCAGATTCTTTACACCCGTTACACGATGGTTTCTGCCGGTATGTCTATCATCCCCGAAATGATGGAGAAGATAGAACTTGACGGAACAACAAAGTATTTCAAAACTACCAAGACGGACATAGTCAACAATATGACTAAAAGCCGTATCATGTTCCGGGGTATCAAGACCTCTTCAGGGAACCAAACGGCAAAGCTGAAATCCATTCAGGGTATTACAACTTTCGTATGTGATGAAGCTGAGGAGTGGACAAGCGAAGAAGAGTTTGACAAGATAATGCTATCCATTCGTAAGAAAGGCATTCAGAACCGGATTATCATTATAATGAATCCTTGTGATTCCAACCACTTCATCTATAAAAAGTATATCGAGAAAACTCACAAATTGGCAGAGATTGATGGCGTACAAGTTCAAATATCCACTCATCCGAACGTACTTCATATCCATACCACGTATTTTGACAACTTGGAGAACCTATCACCGGAGTTCTTAAAGGAGGTTGAGGACATGAAGGCGAATAACCCAGAAAAGTATGCTCATGTAGTTATTGGGCGGTGGGCTGATGTCGCGGCAGGTGCTGTGTTCAAGAAGTGGGGAATTGTGGATGAGTTTCCAGCTTGGGCAAAGAAAGTGGCTATCGGGCAAGACTTCGGTTATACACATGATCCGTCCGCTTCCATACGGTGCGGAATTGTGGATAATGCCCTATATCTGGATGAAGTGGATTACCGTACAGGACTGCTATCTTCTGACATTATCAAGACTCTTCGTCCGTGGGGCTTGAAGGTAATTGCCGATAGTGCAGACCCTCGTTTGATTCAAGAGGTACATAACGGAGGCATTAGAATATATGCTGTCGAAAAGGGTGCCGGATCTGTAAACGCTGGCCTTGACAAGATGAAGAGCATGGAGATATACATTACCAAACGCTCGTATAACTTACAAAGTGAGTTTAGAAAATATGTTTGGGCGAAGGACAAGGATGGGAATTACATCAACGATCCAGAAGACCATGACAATCACGGTATAGACGCGGTACGTTATTATGTCTTGGGTGAGCTTCTTGGCAAGATTCAGAAACCGAAAGATTTAACAGGAATATTCACACACTAAAAATATAAGCTATGCCATTGTTGAGTTTAGAAGAAATATTAGCATTGTCCGACATCGGGCAGAAGATAAACTACCTGAAGAAAGGTAGGAAGACCGAACTCCCAGACCGTTGTAAACTTTGGGACGACTGGAATCCCGAACGCCATGAAATCATGGTTGATAAAGAGAAATACCCGGATAGAAAGGTTCTTGAAAAGGATGCAGAAAAGGTCTTTGATGAAAAGACTGGTAAGACCTATGAAATCGAAGCACAATATAAGACTGAACCGGTAAACCGTATTTCTATCCCTTTGGAGCAAGATATTGTCAACATTCAAACAGCTTTTACGGTCGGCACAGAACCGTCTATGGATTGCACTCCGACTGATGATGATGAAAAGAAGCTGCTGGATGCGGTAAAGGCTGTATTCAAGTCCAACAAAATCAAATATCAGAACAAGAAGATTGTCCGTGCCTGGTTATCCGAACAGGAAGTTGCCGAGTATTGGTATGTCACTGATGATGATTCGTTCTGGGCGAAGTTCTGGAAGAAAGTAAAGACTACTTTCGGGGGCAAGGTTAAGCCTACCAAGAAGTTGAAAAGTGTATTGTGGTCACCATTCAGAGGTGATAAACTTTATCCGTTCTTCAATGATGAAGGTGATTTGGTTGCTTTCTCTCGTGAGTACAAGAAAAAACTCATGGATGACTCGGAAATTACCTGCTTTATGACTATCACAGACAGAATGGTCTATCAATGGGATCTGTCTAAGGGTTACGAGGAAAGAACTTCTTTCGTCCATGGATTCTCGAAACTGCCGGTTATCTACGCTTATCGTCCCGAACCTTATTGCAAAAAGATAAAGACTTTTCGGGTCCGGTTGGAGAAATTATTATCCAATTATGCTGATTGTATAGACTACCATTTCTTTCCGCTGTTGAAGCTAATTGGTGATGTAGAGGGTTTCATGGGTAAGGTTAAGGATAGAATGGTTAAACTTACAGGTGAGGGTGCGGATGCTCAGTATCTGACATGGAATCAGGCAAATGACACCGTAAAATTTGAGGTAGAAACCCTCTTTGAGAAAGCATATTCTATGACGAATACACCGCAAATCAGTTTTGAAAAGTTGAGCGGTGCTGGAAATGCCTTGTCGGGAGTGGCTTTCGATTACGTATTCCTTTCGACACATTTGCAAGTTCAAAATCATGCCGAGGTGATAGGTGAGTTCTTGCAAAGACGTGTAAACTTCATTGTCTCTGCTTTAGGCTCTATAAATCCATCTGAATTTAACAAAGCATCTGAAACGATAGATATTGGTACAGAAGTTGTTCCGTATCGCCTTGACAATTTAGAAGATAAAGTCAATGTAGCTGTAAAAGCTGTGTCGGGTGGTGTATGGTCACAACGACATGGGGTAATGTTCGCTGGAAATATTGACCGCATCGAAGAAGAAATTGCAGAGATAAAAGAAGAACAAGCAGCAAAGAATGAGCAAATCGGAAATAAAGAACAGAAAAATGCTTCTTAGTCAGAAAAATTACGAGGTTTATAATTTTAGTATAAGAAAAATAGAATGGTTAGCGGTAATTCTTCGGAGTTACCGCTATTTTTATATTCATAGTAAAATAACGAATAAATGCTTTGATAATATTCGTATTATTACTATATTTGCACGGTAATTAAGTCCAAAGCGTTATGAGTTACAAATCAGTTAAAGACGTTGTAACTATGTTGCAAGAAAACGGTTTTGTTCTAAAGAGTCAGAAAGGTAGTCACATGAAGTTTGAGAAAGACGGCAAAGTGGTTATTGTACCGAATCATAACAGCAAAGGCGTTGAGAAAGGCACTTATTACAGCATTTTGAGACAAGCGGGGCTAAAGTAGCCCCCTTGTTCTCTTAATTAAAAAAGGAGGTAATATGAAAACAGTAGAAGTTATTGTAGAACACGCAGGAAAGAACTTAAGTGCTTATATTGAAGATGCTCCTGTCATTACAGTCGGTAACGACATGAAGGAGTTGGAAGATAACATGAAGGAGGCTATCGAATTGTATTTGGAAGATAACTCTAATCCTTGTGAGGTGCTTTCTGGAGAATTTGAGTTAAAGTTTAAGATTGATGCTGCTACTTTTATCAACTATTACAGTAATATCTTTACTAAGGCTGCATTGAGCCGTATTACAGGAATCAATGAACGCCAGTTGTGGCATTATGCTGCCGGAGTTCACAAACCTCGCAGGCAGCAGTTAGAGAAAATTCAGAGGGGTATTCAATCATTGACAAAGGAGTTATCGGCTATAAATTTGTTATAGTATGGTGGATGTTAGAGAATTGAAAATTGGTAATTATGTCTATTTACAAAATAGCAAAACTCCATATAAGATAACAGAAATAGGATATAGTGAGATTGAATATCCAAAATATGAAGCGAGTGGAATATCATCAGAAGCGGTATTTCGTATCTATGTAGAGAACCTTAATCCCATTCCTCTTACAGAAGAACTGTTGTTGAAGTGTGGATTTGAAAAGCATAAATGGGGAGTTGTCACTTATTATAGTCCCTTGTTTGAGTTGGACGCAGATTTCCATTTGAAGGGAGTCGATTACAATATACAAGTGAAATCCCTCCATCAACTTCAAAACCTGTATTTTGATTTGACAGGTCAAAAATTAGAAGTAAAACTTTAGGCATACTATCTTACTATATTTTAGGCGTGATTCATTCGGTTTCACGCCTTTTTTTGTCATATTTATGACAATAGTCTGATTGTCGTATATAACTATCCTGATTATTTCTCATTCTCTTTATTAAGATCGAATTTTACCGTAGAAATTTATAAATCAAATTCATACGGTATGACAATCTTAGAACAAATCTTAGCAGGGCTACAACAGAAATTCGCAGGGGTGGACACTGCTATTCTTACCCGCATTGCCACTAAGAAGGCAGAGGGTGTAACGGACGAGACAAAGGTAAACTCCATTATTGAGGGTATCAATTTTTCGGACGTGCTTAATTCCTATGGTGATTTCCGTGCCGGGGATGCTTCCAAGACCGCAGTTTCCAACTACGAGAAGAAACATAACCTTAAAGACGGTAAGCCAATCGAGACTACCACAACCACTAAAACGGAAGAGAATAAAGACGATGTGCCTGCATGGGCGCAAGCTTTAATTGATTCCAACAAGAGCCTTTCTGATAAGCTAACACAGTTTGAAACGGAGAAGGCTCAAGCAACACGTAGCCAGCAGATTTTGGCAAAGGCAAAGGAGTATGGTATTCCCGAAAACTACGCCAAACGATGCGCCATCAAGGACGATGAGGACTTGGACGCATACTTCAAGGATTTGAAGCAGGAGTTCGCAAATGACGGCTTCAAAGGCGTAACCCCTCCCGAATCAGCGGAAGCGAAGATTGAGAAAGAATCTGAATCTATCGCTAAGATGATTGATGAGGGGACGAAAACTATTGTTGAACAAAACAAGAATTAATTATGTCAGCAGGATTTAAGTATGACTTGGTTCCGCCCGTTGAGCAAGAGGAACGCTACGATGTCCAGACCGGCATTCGTAGACGTGGTCCGTTCAAACTTGATACGCAGAACCTGGTAGTGGGAAGTTTTCTTCCCGGATTTACACCGATTTGTGCGGACTTGAAAAATAAGTTCGCTTATGCGGTAATCAATGTGAGAGTTGCGGAAGCCTATACCACTGGTGGAGAGGCTTTGTCTATTAAAGTAGCCAAGAACTCTTTGGCTTATGTGGGTATGTTTGTCGGAAACGGCAAGAAAGGTGCAGAAGTAACGGCAATTGATAAGTCTAATGCCAACTACGATGTATTGACTATTAAGGCTGCTTTTGGTGAGAATATTGCCAAAGATGCTGTATTATTCAATGCGGTTGCAGTTGATGGTTTAAAGCAAAAGCATGTCGCTAATTCGGCTCTGTACAACCGTACAAAGGTTGAGGATGGAATTACATTGGTTTCATTGCTTCGTACAGCCGCAGAGATTGAACCTTCAAAATTGGTTATGCCGTTCTCCGAGAACGATAAAGCCAACATGAAGGGATGGTTTGAATTTAACGAGTCAAACATTATTCGATGATGCGAATATTGTTTCCGCTATCATCAGACGTGTGAACCAGACACGCAAGGACACAATCTATTGGCAGCAGTATCTTACTTTCCGCAGAGTGACTACTCGTGTGTTCAAGGATTATATCGGTTCTGTAACCGGAGTTATGGCCGGCTCCATCAATTCGCGTTTTGGAGAGAAACCCATCCGTGAACGTCGGAACATCGGTTCCGGATATGGTGAGATTGCCTATTTGG